ATCCGTTCTCACGCATCCATGCGAACAAGCGGTTTTGACCCATCTGGATGCCGTTCTGCGACAGCAGCTTTGCCATTTCACCAACAAGAATGCTTTGGCTGCTTGCGCTCACTGCATCAGCAAACAGTGCTTTTGGCTTCATGGTTTCAATCTGCTTGTCTTTCTCTTCCAGCTCCTCATGCGCTGCGATCAGTGCGGTTGCGAGAAGCTGCGAGCGGGTGAGCTGCGGTGCGTTGTAGCTTCCAGTCTTACGGATTGCAGGAAGCACATCGTTCGTTACCCATCTGCGAAACGGAGCCGCTTCTGGCTTATCGCTACGAAGAATGACATGGTACAGACCGCTTTCGTTGACGATTACCATTTCCTGTTTGCCGCCAAGGGTGTCAATCAGACTGACACCCTTTTCGTCATCATCTAATCGGTCAGCAGCCATGCGGTTATTGCTAATACCAAGCACAGCGCACACGTCTTTCAGAACGAACCACGCTTCGCCATCCACATCGACCGTGCGAACCTTGTTGTTCTGATATTCAAAAACTTGAATGTTTGCCATTTTTTCTCTCCCTTCTTACACTCCCGAATCCTGAATATTCAAAATCCGGCAGATGCTTTTCTTGATGCCGGGCGTTTCCAGCTTTCCGGTCTTAACCTTGAAGAGGTAAGAGCGGTCAAAATATCGTCCAGTATCCTCCTTGACTTTTTCAATCAACCAGTCGTTGGTCTTGTCTTTTTGGATAAGAGCAATCTCGATTTGTTTGCCAAAGTCACACAGAGGCTTTTTTTCAGCCATTATTTCACCTCCGGCTATTGATTTTTACGCATAAGTGTAATATAATGAAGTTGCTAGAAATCATTCATTACGCCTTCGCGGTACGGTCTTAGTATAATACGCTTTCGCGTAAAATGCAAGGCTTTTTTAAGCGTTCGCGTAATTTCAGCAAACCTTACAATGCGAGGACTGGAATTATGGCAAACTTGTACGAAAATATTGAAAAACTCTGCAAGCAGCGTGGAGTAAACGTGACCACCATGTGCAAGGAATCGGGCGCAAGCCGTGGGTCTTTGACCGATTTGAAAAACGGTAGAAAGCAGACCCTGAAATATGAGACGCTTGACAAGATAGCTTCTTATTTCGGAACAAGCGTGGATACATTGGTTTCTGGTGAGCAAAAAGAAAACCCGCCCCAGCAGCCGCAAAGCGAAGTCGATGCAGCAGTGGAGCGGATTAGAAAAAAGCTTGAATCTATGCCGAAGGAACAGCGTGAGGCGCTGATGAACCTGATCGAGAAGATGTGACGTTCATGCCCGGTAAAATAAAAGAATCCCTTGTGCCGGGCTGGTGTAGCTCTGCACAAGGGATTCTCTGTTATTCTAGGTCTAGTGCTTGTTCCGCTGTCGGAATCTTTTCAGGATGTTCCAGCAGCCATGCAATAAATCGGTCAATCTTAGCTCTTTCCTGTTCACTCATTGTGGCATATCCTCCCGATTGGTAAGTGCAGATGTTCATTTGATACGATTATACATCTTCTAGTTGTCAAGTCAATACATTTTTAACAACTTTGTAAAAATCGAACGTTTTCTTCACATCCATTACTTCACATCAGGGAAGCCACGAGTGTTTAAGTCAAAAGGGACAACGCCTATCCATCTTTCCTCCAATCACAGCTCTACGAGCTGTCCACCAATGCGTTCAATGTTCTCTGCCGGGTCGCGTCCCTCGTCTAAGGCGGCTACGGCACGTTCTAAGATGCCTTTCGCTTCGAGGTAAGCGTCTTTATCGGCTTCGTACCCAGAAAGGCTCAGGACAAGCTCCAGCGTCCGTCTGCGAGCGTATGGGACAATCAGAGCGTCTACGGTTCGGTTCATTCGTTTTCCTCCCATGGTTTCGGCGTTGTGGTTTCGATCGGTTCAGATGCGGGCATTCCGTCAATGATAATCATGTTGTTACCTCCTGTTTGATTGTTTTTTCGATGGTACAGTTATAACACAGGCTGCTGTTGGTTATCCACAGCAGTTTTTTCCATTTTTTGGTTTGTCGAATCCAGCAGTTTTGTAAATTTTTGTCGATGGGGTGAGGATTATGGATGAATATTTGTTGAGAACAGCCAAAGCATTGGAAATGGCACGGATGCGTTCCGGTCTGAGTCAGCTAAAATTGGCAGCACGAATGAATGTAAATCGCTGCACGATAGCTAGTTGGGAGCAAGGAACTGCGCCAATCTCCCTGCCGATGGCTATGCGTTGGTTTACCTACTGCGGCGTATCGGCGGCTCGATACATGGACGCTTGCATTCATCCCGGCCTGCTGGAGCATCTGGAAGATAGCCTTTCCGACATGGAGAAACGGCAGATTCTCATAGATGCTATGATGGAGTGTTCCTCTTATGAGATAGATGCCTTGCTGTACATCCGGTACGGAGATCATGGCTCAGACCACATCGGTGTGCTGACGGAAATTCTGGCAAACCTCCACGCGCCGTTGAAGGACAGGGTTTCCGTCTGCCGGATGGTATCAGGTAACTACGAGATAGCACAGGCTACCGGAACTGACCCAGACCCGAACGGAACCGTTCCAAAAATGGAGATTCTTTATCAGGCACAGGACGCTGGAACGGAAGCAGCCATGAAGTCCAACGATTCCTATACCGTGAATCCCAATAATATAACTGGTTGATTGTCGAATTATCGCAGTTTTTGAAGAACATTTTGTCCACGTTCATCCACTTTTTGTACACGTTTCATGCAGATTAGGTATACCTTTACCTTGTCATTCCGTCCCCCATAGGCTACGAATCGACAGTATTTGCGTGGAATAAATAACGAATTATCGTTAATCTGTTGCTTCTGATTTGGTAGCTCGTCAATCCGTCCCCCATCGTGCAGATTAGGTATACCTTTCCATCCACTTTTTGTACACCTATCCGCAATCCGTCCACGTTTAATGTGACTAACGATGCACAGCTTCTCTTCGGATATAGTCTTATTTAGCAAATGCAGAGTTCAGTTATCCACAAACTGGAATGTAAAAATAAAGAAATTGTTGAAAATTATCATCATCGACTATTTAACGATGATATTTAACCTCTTGTTTATTTCTTGTTTAATATATAATATGTAGATGGGGGACGAAATGACAAAGCATGGGGGACGTTTTGTCAAGTCACGGGGGACAAAATGACGAGGACATGGGGGACGAAATGACAAGTCATGGGGGACGAAAATTGTTGACACGTCCCCATTCTTGTGATATGCTGTTTTCAGACCATTAAAGGAAGTGAGTAGATGCCAAAAATATCAGACAACAACCTTGTCGAGAAAAGCAAATCGCTTGTTTGGGCGAAGTTCAGGGACTACACAGCAGGAGAACTTCGTCTGCTAGAGGTTTATCTATCGAGAATAAACCCGAGAGACCCAAGTAGCAGTCGTGTAGAGTTTACGCTTGCTGAATACAGGGAGCTTCTTGGTCTGAAAAGCCTTGATGCACGAAGGATTGAGCCGCAGATCAAGCACTTTTTGGGCAATACAGTTTCGATTCCTATTGACAAGGAGAAAGGAACGTTTGAAAGTTTTGTCTTATTCACGAGGGCAAAACTGGACTATGTACCAGAAACAAGGTCTTACGTCGTGGCAATTACATGCAACCCAGACCTTCGCTCCATCTTTTTCGACATTGCTGAAAGCGGATATGTTCGGTATCGGCTGCGTTACACGTCACGAATGAAATCACAGTATAGCATCTTGCTTTACTCGATTCTCCGGGACTGGTTGAATATGGACAACAAACCGCATGAAATCAGCCTGAAGAAGTTGAGAGAGCAGCTTGGCGCAATGGAAGCTAGCTACGATGTTTACAAGAACCTTCGCAAGCGAGTGCTTGACGTTGCGGTGGATGAAATCAATGCCGTGTCCGACATTGTTGTGACTTACGAGCCAGTTCTTGTGGCACGAAAGGCTGTGGCAGTCAAGTTTAAGCCCAAAATTAAAGCGTCTGAGAAGCTGATTGAAGCACAGGCAAGCGAAGTGCTGACCGAACCTCAAAAAGCCGTCAGAAAGCCCCGCAGAAGCGGATATGAGGATTTCGACTGGTCTGTGTGCGATGCGCTGTCGGTTCAGGAGTGCATTGAAGTTGCAAAAGTGATTGAGAAGCGGATGAAGAAAGAGCATCCTGAAATCAAGTTGCCAAGACGCAGAGAAGCGGTTTACGACACGGTAAAGGCTGCGTATAATGACATTTTGTCTTTGGATAGGTCTCCGTTCCCAGACAGACCTGTTGGTTATCTGATTAGAAGCGTGGATAAGGCGGGTATCGTAGACAGATATATGCCAGCGTTCTATTCTATTGAAGCCTTGCAAAAGTAGTTAGAATGAGCAGATGATACAGAAAGGAGAAGTTATGGAATGGATTAATGTGAAAAAGCATCTTCCATTAAACGGCCAACGTGTGCTTGTTTGTGGAAAAGAAGGTGGAGGATGGATTGAAATTGCAATTTGGCATGAAGTACCTTACTCAATATGTGGTTTTTCAGATAAAGCAACAGATTTCACTAATTGGGAATTTGAAAATCCAGAAATCGCATGGGCTTTGCTTAACAAAGTTCGATATTGGATGCCGTTACCTGACGTACCTAAAGAATAAAGAAAGAGTGATAAAATGGCAAAAATCATAGCTGTCGCCAACCAGAAGGGCGGCACAGGAAAGACCACCACAAGCACCTGTCTGGCTGGTGCATTGCAGTTGTTCGGCAAGAAAGTTTTGCTGGTGGACTGCGATGCCCAGTGCAACGCAACGGACACCTACGGTGCACAGACAGAGGACGTATGCACCCTGTTTGATGTGATGACCCGGCAGGGAACAGTAGAGGAAGGAATCCAGCACTGTGAAGCTGGTGACATTCTCCCGTCCGACAGTGCATTGAAGGACATTGACGAGCAGCTTGTCCGGGACATGGGCAAGAACTTCCGGCTGCGAGAAGCCCTTGAAAGCGTATCTAAGCAGTACGATTACATTGTGCTGGACACTCCCCCGCAGCTTGGTCTTGCGCTTGTAAACGCACTGATCGCCGCCAACAGCATCATCGTTCCCATCACAGCCGACCGATACGCACTGGCTGGTTTGAGCCAGCTTTCGCAGACCATCGGCGATGTTCGCAAATATTTTAATCCGGCTTTGAAGATTGAAGGTCTGCTTCTGAACCAGTACAAGAGCCGTGAGAATCTGTCCAAAGAGGTTGTGGAGCAGCTTCCTGTGATTGCACAGAGCATGGGGACAACGCTGTTAGACGTGAAAATTAGACCGTCTATGGGCGTCCGTAAGGCACAGGCAGAGCGGCATAGCCTGTTTAGTGGTGACACATCAAAGAGTACCAGCGCAGAGGATTTCAAGGCATTGGCGCAATATCTTGTCGGAGGTGAAGGCTGATGAAATCGACCAGCAAAAAAACATCCGGCTTGTTGGGCGGGTTTGATTTCCAGCCTGTTTTTTCGGAGCAGACATTAAGCCGAAGTGAGCCAAAGGAAGAAGAAGTAAGCCAAGCAGAGCCGAACGAAGCCGAACAAGCGCCGATTAAGCCAAGTGATGCCGCAGACAGCCATGCACAGCCTAATGAAGCACAGTTAAGTAATATTAAGCCGAAGCAAGCCAAAGACAGCGAAACGCAGCCAAACAATGCCGTAGTAAGCGAAAGTAAGCCAAAGAAGCTGAAACAGGCGAAGGAAGTTCAACGTCTTATCGAACAAGGCGATGTCCCCGGCGCACTAGCCGAAGCTGGCTTGACAAAGAAAAAAATCCCGATGCCGGAATCGCATCAGGGCGTTGCAAGCGGCGATGGCAAGCGTTCCAAGCGCATTACCATCCTTATGAGCGAAGAAGAGCGCAAGTACATCAACCGTGAAGCCAGACGGCACGGAATGACGATTGGACAGTTCGTGTACGCTCTGGCGGTTGCAGCGGCAGAGGGGAAGATTGAACTGGAGGATTTCTTGGAGGATTGACGTATGATGAAGTCGAAGGAATTTTACGAAGAAAGTATTAGACGGTTACAGAAAATGGTCAAACACGGAGTTTACGTTCTTTTGTTCGATGCTTTTGCCGTAGCAATTCAGATTCCTTTTATCTTAGCTGGTAAATGGGTTGCAGCGCACTTGATTTTGTCCATTGCTGTATCTTTTGTAGCGGGATTTAGTTTTAACACGCTTGTAGATAGCAAAAGACAACTTGATATGTACAAGGCAGATATGAAATTGTACTATACCAAAGACGCTCCATCGCATTATTCGAAACAACAATAAAAGCTGAGATTTAATGGGAGATACATTATGAAAAAGTTTGTTGTTCTTTTTGAAGGTTGGAATGATAAGCACGACCATGAGTGTATGTGCTATGTTGTTGATGTAGATGATGACTTTGAAAGTATTTTGAGTGTTGAAAAACAGGCAGAAAAGATGGCTCGAAACGAGTATCCTCATTTAACAAAATTTGAAACGCTGTATATCAAGGAATTGATTGAAAGATAAACGCCAAGTTGTATGGAGGGTTGTCCTATGATTGCTTATAGACCTCATCGTGGTTCTTTAAAAAACGCTCTAAAGGAAACAAGAGTGTTTGCCAATGAATACGAAATGAAGCAGAGAATTGCAAATGAATGGAACCTAACCTGTGGGAGAAAAGAATTGAACCCAGAAAATATCGTAATTTCACAAGACGAATATTCCGATTACAAGAGTGGATGGCAGAGGGTTCATGATGTTTGCGTCACGAAGATTGGAAACAGGAATTTTGTGGATGAGTTAGGAGCAGTTCAATGTATTGGATACTGTTCGTATGACATTTCAAACGCCCCTAAAATCGGGCAGTGGATAAACGTGAAAAACGAGATGCCAGACGAATACAATCCGTATGTTATTGGATTTATCCAAGACGAGTTTGACGTTGAAATTGTTGGATACGAGCAGGATTTTGGCGAGTGGCGAGATAAAAGTGGAAAACCGCACAATGTTACATATTGGATGCCGTTGCCTGAACCGCCTGTAAAATATTGAAATAACAAAGGGGCAATATATGGAAAATTTCTATTGGGTCAAAATCCAGTACGATGATGACGTAAAATGCAGGCACTTCCAAGCCCCGTTCGTCTTGTTTGCAAACAGCAAGGAGGAAGCAAAGAAGAAAATTGAGCAAGAAGTTCCCGGCAAGTTTTCCATTGTCGGAGTGGTGGAACTTGACAAGAGCCTTGTATTCCATCTGCAAGACCTATTTGACATAAAAGCCGAATCTGTACTTTGGGAATAAGGAAAACGCTAGAGGATAGAACAGGCAGCTATCGCCCATCGTTAGGAGATGCGGGAACCGTCACCCCGCCTATCTTTTCCAATAGTAAACCCCTGTGTAGTCGTAATGACCGCACAGGGGTTCTGTTTTACTTATCAGCAATGCAATCCCAGTAGAGATATGCCTTGCCATCTGCGGCATCTGCGTCCTCAAGGAACGCCTTTGCCATGTCAGCGTAGAAGCCCGGAGTGTCAACGGACTGACGCTTTGCGACCTGACAATAATCCGAGTACATCATGTTCATGACAGCCCAGAAATCGTTCGGGTCACAGGTGATATTGCGCTGTTTGGCAACGTCCTGCGTCTGTTCCAGCGTCCAGTGACAGCCCTTTGTGCCGTCAGCGTTCACCATGCCGTCGCACCATTCTTCCGCTTCATCGTGGGTGAGGTGCTGGCGTGGCATCTTGATGGAGCGGCTATCTGCACCGCCACGTTCGTACTGACCAGGCCGTTTATCCCAGTCGCCGTTCTGCGAGAAGCCGATTTGCGGCATTCTGCGCCCATTCTCTACGTCAGGGTAGCGGGGGATAGGGTAAGGGTCGATGTAGCGGTTCTCCTCCGGCGGATAATAGGGATAGCGGTCGTTGCCACCTTCCAGCTTACGCAGACGGCGTTCCAGCTCACGCTCCCTGCGGTCACGCTCTTCCTCAAGGCGGTCACGCTCCGGCTCACGGTTTTTGTCGTGGTCACGGAGCATCATCATGCGGCGAAAATTAGTCTTGCCCATAATCTACACCTCCTTAAGAAATGGACACAGGCGCACCTGCGTGAGAGCGGCAGAAGCAGCCAAGATACTTGAACGTGCCGGTGCCGGTCGCAGACGTTGCAACGCGGGTAGCGTAGCGGGTGCGAGTGTGGATGCTCTCAGCGGTTGCCTGAGCACAGTTGCAGTCGGTCAGAGGGTATGCTGTAGTTCCTGCACCGATGGTAATGACCACAGGAGCGTTGATGGTGGTCGTGTCCGGGATGCTCTGGGCAACCACGATACAATACTTCTCTCCGTTCTGGTATGCGCCAGCAGGAATGTTGATGGTCAGCGTGTCATTAGCGAACGTCACCGCATCCGAGATGACGAGGTGCGGGCACAGACGGCAGCTTGTTTTGCAAGCCATAATGTTTTTCCTCCTAAAAAATCAGGGGCAGAGGTGTCTCACCCCTGCCCCGATGGTTCACCCGGTGTTATCGGGGAGTGTGTTGGTTAGCAGCAGCCGCAGCAGTTCACGCCCAAGTTGGGATTCGCCACCTGATAAGCGGGAATCGGACGAGGATTGACCCGGTTCAGGATGGTGTCGGTCTGGGCGCTCATCGCGGAGGTCAGAAGCGCATTCTGACGATCCTGAGAAGCGGCGAACTTCAGGCTCTGGTTCTCAGCGGTCAGAGTTGCGATCTTGTCCTGCGTGAAGTAGTCCATCATGGCGCGGTAGTTTGCGTTGCAGTTATCGATAACTGCGCGGGCGTTGTCTGCGATAGCCTGACGGGTAGCGCAGTCCTCCGTTGCGATGGTGTACTTCAGGTCGCCGATGAGCTGCTTGTTCTCGCAGCAGCAAGATGCCAGCTGCGTGGCGAGTGCGGTCTGACCCGCCTGCCGTGCGTTGCCCTCCTGCATGATGGCAAGGCTAATGGCGTTGTCGCCGTTGGACACGCTGCGTTCCAGACCGTTCACCAGCTGTGCGTTCTGGTAGCCAAGCTGACAAATGGCGCTGTTCACGCCTGCAAAGCCGTTCGCGATGTTGGTGTTGACGCCGTTCATCTGTGCCAGCTCTACAGTACCTTTGAAGCACCCATTGAAGGTGTATTTTGCATTGGTCACCAGCAAGACGGCATCATAATTGAACTGATGGTGAATCTTTACCATATCAAGAGCGTCAACGATAGGGCTTGCCCGATAAGTAAGAGAAGCTTTGCGACGATTAGAAAGGACTCCATAAGACTCTGTAAGGGCATTCCTGGATTTTGCAAGGATGTCCTTTGTGAGCATAACATTGCTCAGAGTCTGGCTCACGCCTTTGCCCGAAGGGCTTTCGGGATAAGCGTAGGTAGCGCCACCTACGGTGGTCACTACGTTGAGCATATTTTGAGCAAAGGTGATTTCCGGCCAAGAATAATTGTTCAGCACCGGAATATCCAATACTGAGTCAGAGGCGACAGAACCGTACACACGGTTAATCTTTATCACGCCATCACGAGTCTGGTACAGAGCCATTCCGGCCGCATTGGCGGCAAGCTGCAAAATATCGGAGTTGTGATAAGCAGACCCATCGCTTGTAATGTCGGTGGAGTAGTCTTTCAGTTCATCAGAGATTTCTGCTGTGATGCCATCTGCTTCAAGCTGCTCCAGTGCATCGTAGCACATCTCATAGAGCGTGCCGTATTTTCTTCCGGTGTACTTCGTGCTGGATAGATACAGGAAAGCATCTCGCGCCTGAAAGGATGCCTCAATGCTGTTAGCAGGAACGCTCCACTCTGACAGGAAGAACATTCCTCCGCTCACCCATTCGGTCTTCCCGTCAACATCCATTCCATAACGAACAGTAACGGGCTGACGTTCATAGATGTATTTGTAAATTCCTTGAGGGTTCACAGAGTCCCATGTACGGTCGCTGTTATCGAGGCTAAAGGAAATTGACTCCTGAGAAAGCTGACCGGAGATAGGGTCTCTTGCAGAAGAATGGCTGTAGGACAAGATTTTGGTCTTGTCAAACACCAGATACCTGCCGATTTTCACTTGTTCGACCCTTACTCGGCGGTTAGGGAGACACCACTTCAGCACCTCAATCTCTACGGCATCAAACCCAGAAAGCTCTACATCAACATCAGAACGGACGGATTTGTTTCCGTTTACGGTCACAGTTTTTAACCTGTTAGTCCCAAGATATGCGCTGACCGAAAAATCTGTAGCGTATTCTTCAAATACCGTAGACCAGCAAATTGAAACGCCGGGAATCGAGGACTTGCTCTCACTCGGAAGCTCAAGCCGGATAACAGGATGGTTTGAATCGTCAAAAATCTTGGCGCTCAAAAAACCCGTAGTTCCATACGGAGGGGAAGAAGAAACAATGGCGCAACTTCCGTCAAGAACAGTGAGATTAAGTTCTCCTGTGGAATACCTCGAAATGGAAGCGTTATTGGAAAGCGCAATACTGTGAAAGGTAGAGAATGGGGCTGCCGATGACGTGACGATGGTAGCTTTTTTGTTGATACCCGGTTCAGTAATTCCACAGGTAATCTCTACAAAAGATTCCGGGACAAGGGTTTCGTTAAATTTTTCTTTCCACTTATCGGAGACTTCAACCATGCGTCATACCTCCACAAGAGAAAGTTTGCACCCTGTCCATCCCATCACGCCACCGGTTTTCGGCCCTCTACGCCACATGCCGCCGGTGCGGTCGGAGACATACATCTGACGGGTGGTATAACCAGCTGTGGCTTGGTTATAGAATTTAACAGTGCAGTAAAAATTCGTGGTAAAAAGGCTTAAGATGTCGGCCCACTGCCGTGCGGTGAGGTAGTTCCATGACATGGAGACCTTTGCTACATCATGCCGCACGACAGAACCAACAACCTTGCCCTGAACATTTCGGCCAGAGTCCACAATCGTACTAGTCGTTCCCTCATAAGAGGAGGGTTCCGGCAGCTCTACGCCATTCACCGTAACCAGTGCAGGAATATTGGCCATCTGAACCATCCTTTCTTAGTAAGAGTAAACTTCAGTACCCATAATAGACACGCCACGTTCTTTCTGGGTCTTTTCAACAGAAGCGGTGAGCTGCTTGCCGTCAAGGTACACTCTCACATCTCTTCCATCAGAGATTTCCTCTCCATACCGCTGCCAGATGTCGAGGAATGCGTTGTAGCAGCCGTTGTACACAGCATCTCTCATCTCTTCGGAGTTTCCTCCGGCCGCAGAATAAGTTCCGCTGTAAGAAGAGCTAGACGTCGAGGAATTATAGCTGGAGCTTCCGACGTACTGAGATGTATCGTTGTAACTGCCGGTAGACCGGCTGCCGCCAAGTTTCGACACGATGCCAGCAATCGCAACTCCAAGGGTTGCGGCGGCGGCAAGGGCCACGATGCCAGCTGGAATGCCAAAAATCGTAGCGCTGAGGGCAGCACCCACAGCAGAAAGCATTCCTGCCACTGCGGTTCCGATGGTGCTTACCAGACTTGCAAACCCGGCAAAAATCGTCGGGAAAGAGCTGAGTAAACCACCAGAGAGCGCCGCACTGATGGCTTTAGCTGCCGTTGCGAGGGGAGACTTCACGTTTCCGAAAGCCTGCGTAATGCCGGAAAGCATCGTCTGAGTTTCAGCGGAAACCTTTCCAAAGTTTTGGGTCAGATTGTTCACCAGATTTTTCCCAATGGTAGCAGCGGTGTTCAGCAGAGAAGAAGCTTGGCTTTTCAATTCTTTGCTTAGTCTGCTTACAAGGTCGCTTGCAACGGACTTGACACGTTTACGCTGCTCATCGCCCATAGCACCCCAAATGCTAGCGGCAATGGTAGTGTCAACCGTTTTCCAATCTCCGCTCTGCGCAGCCTGAATGAAAGTTTGCACCGTACCGAAGAAGTTGGTCTTGAGGTTGTTATCGAGTTCGGCCCACTTAGAGTCTAGCCCAGAAATGATGCCGTTGACGTAGCTTGTGCCGCAGTCAATGCCATAGTTCACCATCTCTTCGCCCTTAAGCTTGGTGGCGTCTACGAGTTTATTCATGGCATCTTTGACATAACCGAGAGCGCCGGTGATGCCGTTGGCAAGGCCTTGAACGACATAAACACCGATTTGGTGAAACACTTGCGAAGGAGAATGAATTTCAAGCGCATCTTTGAAGCCATTGACAAAACCATCAGTGAAGCTCTTAATACCATTTGTAACGGTACTCCATGCATCTTTTAGGCCGTTGATTAGGCCATCCCAGATAAATTTGCCAAGTTTTCTTAATTCATCAGGAAGCTTTTTGAACTCCCCGACAATAGACGAAATGATTTTTGGAGTTTCAACAACAACGAAAGCCATCATTCTCTCTCGCCATTCGGAAATAGTGTCAAGAGTCTTTAGGATTGCAGCCCAAATATTTCCCGGCAGTTCTTCAAAAAACTTAACAACAGACGAAACGATTTTTGGAACTTCGGTTGTTACAGTAACGACCATGTTTCCAACCCACTCCCCGATTTTGCCGACGGCAAAGCCAAGGGCATAGCCGATTTTTTCAGGAAGAGAGCCGAACCACTCGCCAATGCTATTTATGACATCTCCAACCTTTCCGGGAAGAGAAGCCATAAAATCAATGGCCGCATTCCACTTGGTAACGATAATTTGCTTGATGGCTTCAATGCGCTGCTCAAAAACATTTTCGACATAATGCATTTTAATGTCGGCTTCTGCGGCAGCATCTGTTTTTTCGCCGCTCTCTTTAGCACCCCATTTGATACCAGCCCAGTGAAGAACAAGGCCAATACCGACACCAGCAGCAGCAACGGCTCCAGCAACAGGAAGACTTGCACCAACAAGTAATGCAACGCCAGCACCAGCAACGCCGCCAAAAATCCCCATCAGAGCAGTAATGATAGTGTCAAGAACGGGAAATTCTTTCAGCTTTTCGCCAAGCGAGAATGCAATTCCCGCAAAGGTAATAAGACCTGCAAGACCGATAGAAAGCGTTGCGGCTGTGCCAGCGGCTGCTCCAAGATTGGTGAGCAGTGTGATACCAGTAATAGAACCGAATGCCGTTGTTAAAGCAGCCTGAATCCATGTGCTTGCATCGCCAAGATTGGCTTCGCCGGTACCAAGTGCATAAGTAAGACCTGCAAGGCTTGCCACAAAAGCGATGCCCATGCCAAGCGTAACGCCATCCGCGCCCATTGTGCGCCAAAGAACAAAAGAGCCAAACGCAGCAGACACCACTTCGCCTAAAACCTCAAGAGGATTTCCACTAGATGCGTAGCCTTTTGCAAAACTGAATACTAACGATGCTTCGACAACAACTGTTGCAATCGAAAGAGCCAACTTTTGCAAATCCGTCATTTTAGAAATTGCTGTTGCAATGTCCGTCAGAAAATTGGTGATTTTCCACAATGCGAGTGCAGCAGAAATAGCGCCAATAACCGGCAGCATATCTTTGATTTTCTGCTTTATAGCGTCAATCTGCTTTGCAAACTCTTCATTGTACTGCTTGAACATATCGTAGCCGGACAAGTCTACATCGCCCAAGATGTTGCCAGCAGATGCACCGCCGCCAGAGCCGGAACTCCCCTGTGTGGGGTCAATGATGTTCAGTTCATCAAAACCCATCGTGTAGTCCTTAAGGGCTTTGGCGGCTTTTTTGGTGGAGTCTGCCGTGTCGTCCATTGCGTCACCGATGCCACCAACGCTGTCAGCGCTCTTGGTGAAATCAGTAAACACGACCTTCACACCCATCAGCTTTGCCACCCATTCAACAAACTCTCGAATGAGCTGAACAGCGGCAATCAGCGGAGGAAGAATGGATTTTAGGGCAGGGTAGAGCAGAGAGCCAACAGACTTCGCCAGCATATCCAACTGCGCTTTCAGAATCTTAATCTGGTTCGCAGGACTTTGGATGGTCTGTGCAAGGTTGCCCTGCACATTGGCAGTCTGCTTCATAATGGCGATGTAACGCAGAACTGCCTTATCCGCTTGAGACAGACTAGAAACCTGTTTGTTAAAACCCAAAGCAAGAAGTTCCTGCTGTAACCGCGCCTGAGACAGGTCAATGCCCAAACGACGGATAGGCTCAATCTCACCGGAGATTGCGGAGGACATTGCGGTAAAGGTCTCTGCAACGTCCTTGTTCCAATAGGAGCCTTCGTCATAGGCAAGCTGAGTCAGATTCTTAGACAGAACGTATGCTTTGTCGCTGGTCAGACCAAACGAAGTGCCTAAGCTCTGGATGGTAGCCATGTAGGTCATCGCTTTGGTCGGGTCAACGCCAAGTAAGCCCTGCATCTTGCTAATGAGCGTATCAGCTTCACCGCTCAAATTGCCCATAGCATTATGGAACAGGTCTGTTGCTTCATAGAAATCGTTAAACTTCGCAACAGCGTTGCCAAGATACTCAGCGATGGCTTTCAACGAGACCAGCTTCGCCATGTTCCGCATAAAGCCGTTCATCTGATTGGACAGGCCGAGATAGCTCTTGCGCTGCTTTTCGTTGGCAGCTGTCACACGGTTCGCCTGTGTGACAACCTTGCTCAACTGCGGAGGGAGCTTTGCAAAGGCGTTACCTACCTTGTCAAGCTGAGATGCAAGGGGAGTAAGGGCAGCAGAAATCTTCTGGCAAGAGCTTGCAAAAGAATCAAGGTCAGTCGCTTTCAGCTTGTCGGTCAGGTCAGGAACTTTTCCAATCGCATTGAAAGCACTGCCAAGAGCTTTAAGGTTCGATGCGTCCAGAATGGACAGTGGAGCCAAAGCGTTAGTGAGCTGAGTAATGCTTCCAGACATGGAGTAAAAGTCCACGCCGTTTAAGCCAGACACTGCCGCAGGAATCTTCTTGATTGCATTCACGACCGTGTTGATGCTCTTTGCGCTTGCGGTCGTGTTGACGTTGGAAAGCCCATTCAGAAAACTGGTGATTTTGTCCAGCCCAGACATTCCAGCGGATGCCTGTTTCAGCGTTGCAATGGAACCAGCCAGCTTGTCAAGGCTGTTCACGACTTTTGTGACATTGCCTTTCGTCCGCAAATTAGAAATGGCGGTAGCGAGCTTGTCGATATTAAGCTCTGCGCCTTGCGATTCCGCAGAAATCTCTACGGATAAGCTTGTAATATCAACATCAGCCATCACTACCACCATCACTTTCCATCATAGAGAACATCATTCTCTTGATTCGTTCCTGCGCCTCAACTGCGCGTTGGTATTCATACTCGTCTTTTTCCTTTTGAGTAAGGGGAATCGGTCTATCCATGTATTTGATAGGCTTAGACCCTTTCTTACGGAACATATTGCCAACCGTAGAGGAAAGCGCAGATGCCATGTAAAAGCCATTTCTCCACGCTTCTGCGTTGGCTCTGCGTTCCCGCAACTCCTCTGCGTCACGGTAGACCTTCGCCAACCAGACATCGCCGTACCAGAACTGGTCATAGGTCATGCCGATGGAGATGTAATAGGCTTCTACATCGTGGAACAGCTTGGAGAAGGAGAATGGCTCTCCCTCTCCGTCTGTTTCTTGAGATTGTGCAGTTACGCAATCTCCCACGTTGCGTTTTTTGCGGTCTTGTCCTCAGTGTCAGTTGCCAGCAGGGACTTAGAAGCGTCCATAAACATCTCAAGCAGAACGCCCATCAGGTCTTCCTTATCCTCGATGTGCTGGAACATCTCGTCCACAACCTTGCGCTTGATGCCCTTGTTCCGTGCGATGAAAGCGCCGTAGAACAAAGCGCGAGAGTTGGACAGCAGATTGGTCATCTGGGTGTACTGGCCAATCTGAAAACCTGCACGTTCGGTAGCTTCCACGCTGTCACGGGTGAAGGTCAGCTCATAAGTGTTCTTACCATCGGGGGAATGAAAGTTGATAACCTTAGCAGTCATAATAAATGCTCTCCTTTATAAATAGGAGCAGAACCAAATCCGTTGTTCAATTCTGCCCAGTTTGATTGATTCGATTTTTGCGGTTTAGCCGCCGTTGACAGTCAGGGTCTCGCTGAACTCAGGCTTCTTGGTGAAGATGCAGTTGATGGTCATTTCAACAACCTCGTCCACGCCAAAGCCGGACAAGCCAACCTGATGCATGCCCTGCCAAGTGAAGCCAGAGCCGTCCTGCATCTTCAGGGCATAATATTTCACGGCGTTGCTCTCGGAAGTCTCATCGTAGCCAGCTTCCTTGACCTTCTTGTAGTCAGTCTTGTTGTAGTTGGCAGTAAAGGACTTGGTGTCGCTCTGGATGATGCCAAAGATGTTGACCTGCATAGGGTCAGACAAAGTGGTGGCATCCAGAAGGTTCGGCTCAGAAATCAGGTCGGGCACATCCTTGATGTCGCACAGCTTCGTCAGAGCGGTTGCGCTGTCGCCACAATACAGGGTGGTATTCAGACCGGAGATAGCAGTACTCATAGAATGTTTACCTCCTTAGTTTCGGTAAATCATTCCGTCCTCTCCGATTGTTGCCCCATAGCTGCAATCAATCCGATAGACGGAATTGTTGTACAGCCCATTCAACGGGGCAAATGACTTGCGATAAAATTTCAGCGGTTCAAGAACAGAATCCACAATTCCAACAATGGAACGTGCTTCTGCAATGCGCCCGGTGTTCTTGTTAGAGTAGACCCGAACACGAAGGGAAACGGCGGCATATTTGCTGTGACCGGCAGAATCAATGTGTACAGGAAGGTTGCTGTTTTCCTCTATCTGCACACACGGAAACTTTTTGACGTTGCTGTCATTGATTTCACCAGTAACAAAGATTCCAGGCACTTGCTTTCGAAGTTCCTTGGCAACAGCCGTGAAGATAGAATTGAAATAATCAATCAACTATTCCAAACCTCCCTCCACGTTGCTTCGACCTGAGAAGCCATTTCTTCAACAGCTCCCCACATAGCCATAGCCGGTTCATTACCATCGGTGTAATTCAACTGGCCCTTGCCGGGAACGGTATCTACATAGGTTCCGGCATTGCCGGGATCACCGTAGTAGTACCAACGTCTGCCAGCGCCCTTGCCTTGACCGTAGGAACCGTGCGCTCCAACGCCGGGCGGCAGCTCGCCGCCATATCCGTTGTGGTGTGCACCAGTGCCAAACTCGATAAAAGCAACCGACTTGCCCTCTGCAATAATGGAACAGGCGGCTCCGTTCTGCTCAACATGGCAAGAAACATCGTTGCTACCAGCATACTGTGCGTTCGCAAAACGAACTTTTGCCACGTCAAGCCCTTTGTCAGCCAACGCCTTTGCAAACTCCTGCGCCTTTTTGTTCAGGGTGGCTTTGTACTCCTGTATCTGACGTTCCGCATCACGAAGTCCGGCATCGCTCAACCTCACTTTAATTTTCACTTGCAGCCACCTCTTTCAGCGCATACTTCGTGTCTGTGATATGCTCTGCGACCTTGACCACGATGTAATTGAAGGGCTTTGAAACGTCCGTCTGAAACCAGACGTGCGTACCTTCATAAAGCGGTGTGTTGCGCTTTTTGCTGGACGAGCTGACAATGTAGCTGTAATTCGTGAACGCGCCGAAAGGGTTTGCTTCCGCAGAACCAGTAGGGGGGCTGACATTCAGCATCAGTTTTGCGGGTTCACTCCACGATTCGTATGCGGATTCGCCAGTCTCGTTTCCCCACTCGTCCACAACAGGCGTTTTCTCGCCGACCGGGTTTGAATACCACAGCGGGCGTTTATCCAGCGGGCTCCCATTGAACATCAGCCAATAACACCTACTCTCGGAACCACTTCATTCAGCAGGGACTGCGCCACATCGGAACTTTCCCACACACGAGTAATGCCGTTGTTGGTATAGCTCGTCTGTCCGTTTGCGCCGATGTGGTTGTACAGTTCCGCTGCAATACGTATCTGCAACGACTGATACTGCAAGGGTAGCTCGTCCGGCCTGTTACCGAAGGGGTAGCCCTGCGCAAATATTTTATCTTTGGCGAAATCAAGAAGCAGGTCGAAGAGTGGGTAGTCCTCGTCCGTGATTTCACGGTCAAGTGCCGGGGCAATGTACTGCCCCAGCTTGACTGCCGCTTCGGAATACTGGTCTCCCATGCTGCTTTCCTCCTTTCGCCTTAGTAAGCCTTGATGCAATACACAGCGTCCATCTTCTGGAAGGACGGCAGGACAATTTCGGATGCGATGATGTTTGTGTTGACAGGGTGAGGCTCCTTGATAGTGGTGACTGCGACACCGTTGTTTACGATAGAAACAGAAGCGTTCGTCATGCCTGCACGGAGGTCTGCCTCTTCAGGAGTAGTGCCATACCACATCTCGCCAACCTTGCCATCGGGAACCAGGACAACATAACCGTCCGGGATGTACTTGACAGAATCACCGCCGCCTTCAGGCTGGTACATCTTGTCAAACAGATGAATCTTGATGTCGGTAGTCTGCTCAACCAGCGCGCGTGCTTCACTCTGAGTAAGAACGGCAATAGACTTTGCCGTAACCGTCATGAAACGGTTTTTCACCTCGTCAGAAGCAATCATCTTATTCAGGGTGTTGGTGTTCATGTAGGCGCGAGTGATGGTCTCGCCAACATTTGCAGCGATTGCATCCTTCGCGGTGGTAAAATCGGTAAGGGGAGTAGAAGTGGTAACGTCCCACTTTGCCTTGCCGGTAAGAGCTTTGTAATTCTTTGCCTGCCAAGTACCATCCGGATCGTAATCATAGATGTAGTTCATGCCGTTTGCCTTGATGGTGATACCGGGTTTGCCGTTTTCCGGGCAAAGCAGCTGCCACGCCATACGCTCAGGAACAATTCGAGCACCAGTAATCAGCTCTGCGGCATCATCGAAAATTCGGCTGATGATTTCCTCCGCAAAAGTGCTGTTGCTGTTCTGAATCTCCATCAACATCTGGCGGTCTTTCTCGTCGATGTGGAAGCCCTCACGGAAGAACGGCATCTCGGTTTCAGACATCTTAAAGCCCTTGCGCTCACGGAAGGTTGCCTTCGTGTCAAATGCACTCGGCATCAGGGAAATGCCAACGCCCTTGTGACCGCGAATCCACTTCAGCTCCAGACCGGCTTTCTTGCGCGGAGGGAACAGAGCATCAGAGCCGAACGCCTGAGCGTTGGTAACATCATTCGTCCAATACTCAGCAATCGCATCGGAAGTGAAATATTTCTGAAAATCCATGTTTTTTACCTCCGTTAAGCATTAGTGCCGATGTTGTCACGGAAAAAGACTGCGGGAACAGCCTTATGCAGAGCGGCAACGTCATCAGCAGTAAAGGAAAAGCCAGAACTTGCCTTTGCCTTTTTCTGGTCAACAACGCCCTGAATCAGCAGTGCGCCGTTTGGGTTGACGGACGGGTCAACAGTGTGCAGCAGAATGCCAATGGCATCGGTAACTGCTGCGTCGGAAGTCCCAGTAGTAGCGGTAGCCTTTTTTCCGGTCTTTGCCATGGGATAGCCAGCCTTTACAACATCGGTTTCGGTCACAGTAAAGGGAATGGCAACGTAGGTATCAGCAGCCAGAATAGTGCTTTCAGGAGCCGATACCGGAATAGTGGTATACTTCATGTTTTCCTCCTTAATGGAAAGCGTTCATTGCGTCACTCGATGCCTTATTTGCGGCATTCTTGCTTGCGGCAAGGTTCTTAGCAAATGCCACGCCTTCGCTGTCAGAACCGCCCTTGCCATCCGCACCCGGAGGTGTTGGCATATCCTTCAGCAGAGAAGCCTTGTATGCGGTGTCGTGGGCAGTCATAAACTCCGACTGGAACTTAAACACCTTGTCCATGTCACCGTCAGCCAGTGCAGATGCAGCCTTGTTGGCAAGTTCAGCATCATAACCCTGTGCAACGAACTTCTCACGGTAAGATGCAAGGGTCTTTTCCTTGACGAGGTTCTCCTTGTCGGCAGTCAGAGCTTCAATCTGCTTCTGCATCTCTGCCAGCTTGTCAGCCTGTTCCTGTGCGGCATTCTCGTCATCGGTACGCTTTGCCTTGAGCTGCTTCTTGTACTCGGCAGCTTCGCCGTTGGCTTTCGTCACGGCATTGCGCAGCTTCTCGACCTCTGCGCTAGGGTCTGCAACCTTTTCAAGCGCAGAAATAATTTCATCGGCGGTCATGCCCTCTTTGTAGGCATCACCAAGCAACACATTGAGTTTCATATCGTTAATTTCCTCCTGCGTTTTTTTACCGTTGCTTCCCTGCAACGCTGCGAAATTTATATCCCGGCTTCCCTGCCGGAATATGCAAAGGCGAAAGCCTTTACTTCCATTCATCAACGATTTCCCAATCGTCACACGCCATATTTTCCATGGTGTACAAAATATCTTCCGAATCAACAAGATTTACAATCTTGCCATCGTAACAGTGCATTTCGACATAAGGCTTTTTAGAATCTTTAGTCCCCAAGCACCAATAACCGGTCCAATGATGACGCTTGATTTTACGACCTCGTTTAAGAGAAAACAAAGCACTTGCAAAATTCATTTTTCCCCTCCGTTCTTTTCGCCGGCCTGTTTGTTCAACATTTTGTTATCGTCAACAATATGGTCTACAGGCTGTTCCTGCGGCTTCGGTGCTTTCCCATCCTCACCAAGCTTGCCAGCGGCAATCAGGAAGGGCTTACTCATTTCGTAAGCAGCCTGCGGGTCGGGGAATAGGCCGGGCGTAGTGAACGCCAACTGCGGGTCAATCGGCTGCTGAATCATCTGAGCAAAAATCTGAACCTTGCTCTGCTGGTTGTCATACTGGCGGCGTGGCAGTTTGATGTTGATGTCACTTGCCATCAGATTAGAACCGGCCGTATCACGCAAGATTTTGAGCATTACAGACAGGCTTTGGCGTTCAGCAAATTTGAACATATTCTCGTACTGCTGCGCCCTTGCTTCGGTGTGATTCCAGCCGTTTCGGACGATGACTGCGCCCACATTGTCGGACGTTGCGTTTTCGCTGCCGGTGGCACTAGGCATGGCAGTCAGGCTACGGTACACGTTCAACATGGAATCAAGCAAGGTCTGGCTCTGCTGCTGGTCAAGCTCGTTTGCAATCTGAGAAACAGAAGCAGGCAGAGCAGAAGTGGATTTCAGGCACATTGCGCCCAATTCCTTGACCTGCTTTAGAGCATTTTCGTCCACAAGGCAGTTGGTAAACACCATGATGGACTGGATGAACTGTGCCACACCGTCAAGGCGGTTGCTTTCAAGGTCGTTGATGGCATCCAGCACAGGGATAGCCGGTTCAAACAGTCCCATCCGCTCCGGGTTCAGCTTGTATTCAACCATCGGCAACATCCCGAGAGAATGGCTCTCCGACTTTGTGACCTTGCCGTTGTCGATTTCAAAGTACTGGTTCGGCGTATACACGCAAATCAGGTCGTTCAGGTCATTCTGATAATTGCGTGGGATGTGCAGCACGTTGGCAATGGGTTTGTGACCGATGCTAGAGTTGTAAATCACATACGCCATGTCCGGGTCGGGAACATCTACCAGCAGGGGCGTTTCGTCCGGGTAGTTGCCGTTGTACCCCTTGTCAGGGAGAACAATGCGGTATCCCTGTCCGCACTCCAGCATCCACTGCCAGAGCCGCCGATCAAGCGCATCCTTGCCCTCATACTGCAAAGCATTGGACAAACGGGCGATTTCCTCGCCGTCACCTGTTGCCGTTTCAGACCGCACATAAGAGCAAGGAGTGCCGCTCATGTAGCCCGTGTAGAAGCCCACACACTCGTTGGCGTGGTTCTCTACAATGCGGTTAGTGATTTCAGCGTGGTACTCCTTCGTGCGATGGAGGACAGGCTGGCTGCCCAAGTAGTAATTGTGCAAAAAACGAATCTCGTTCTTGTTCAGCAGATGAATAGGCTCTGCCTTGCCCATGACCACTTTCAGCACGTTTGCCCGATTGATTTCCGTCTCCGGCGTTTCAATCGGTCTACGTCCAGTCAGCGGTTCATTCAAAAAGCCGCCAACAACCGTCTGATACTCAGCCATGCGTTCCTCCTTTCCGGCAAAATAAAAAGCGCAGCAAGACAAACCTGTTAAGGTTTATCTCACTGCGCCAAAACTGCGCTTCAAAAGCTATTTACTTTTCAGGTGGATGGATGATTTTTACCCATCCTTCTCTTGTGTCTCCTTCGATAACGCCCTTGCATCTGTCGCACTTGAAATGGTATCGTCCGTCCACTTCGCCAAGATAGCGGTTGCAGCGGACGTTCTTATAGATAGGGTTCTGCCGGATACAAGGGCAACAGATTCTAACTAGCATGAGTGCTCCTTTCGTTGGATTTCTGGGAACAGGCTGTTGAGCACAGGCCTGTCAGAAGCTACTGGGAAACTGTTCGCACTACCAGTCATGCTAGGCTCTGACTTGTCGGGTGTCGAGAGCCACGATTTGCTCCATCCAGGGCAAATCGCTGATGGATACAGAGGATGGATTCGAACCACCGACCTTCGGGTTATGAACCCGACGAGCTACCAGACTGCTCCACTCTGTGTCATGTACCCGGCTTGATTTACCGTTGCTCTTTGAAATGAGAAATAGCCTGAAACTCATTTCATCGAGAGCCGGGAACAACGGGGGAGGTTGTCATAAGGAGAATTTTTCCATGCAATCCTTGAGGCATCGTTGTGCTGCGTAACGGAATCGAACCGTTGCTTGCCAGCCGTGGGGGAGACAGGCTGACATTCCCAACCAGCAGGGACCGCAACATATAAATCCGGCGAATGGAAAGAGTGAAAAGCATTCGCCGGTGAAAGGAGGAATATGCTTGTTGACACGCACGCGAGTAAAAATGACAAAACCCCGCGTGTAAGCTATTCCTTTAAGGGAAGCGGCAAAACTTCCTGTGTACATTATAAGCCTTGTCAAGTGGTGAAATCAAATAAATAGACCCAGCGAACACAATATATTGTGTTTTTAATCAAAAAGGCCTCTTGACAGGCTCAATTTTACTGATTCCGTTGTACAGTTCATCGGCAAGCTGTGCCAGACTGTCCGGTGCATCATCGTGCGGAACTTTGCCAAGCTGCGTGAACATCGTCACCTGTTCCATGAACGCCTTGTACTCTTTCGACTGGTGTTTTTCGTCAAGAAAATAGAACCGTTTGATGTCCGGCGCATACTGGATGATTCTTGACAGCTTGCTTTGACCACTGGGCGCACGTTGGCTGCGAACAGAACAGTGATAGCCCTGCTGCCGAAGCTGGCTGTCCACCACGTCACAATATTCATCGCCGCCGTTGTTGGCTTCGCCACGCACCACGTTGATTTTGTGCTGGATGATTTTGCCCACGACTTCCGGTCTGGTCACGGTCTTATCGCCGTTATTGAACACAAGGTCAGGGATGAACACGGCATCTCCGTACACATAAGCGATAGGACAGGCGGTGAAGTCGCCGCCGCCCCATGCAATATCCATGACCATGAGCTTGCGATCGGGCTCTCCGTCAGGCAGAACGCCGTTGAAATACCGCAGTTCATCGGCAGGGAACAGCAAACCTTCGCGCTCAACAGGTTGGTTCATGTACAGTGCTTTCCAACTCATTTCATCCATGACTTCGCGTTGCTTGCGGAGCGTTTCTGTGCTATATCCTACACCGTAGTCATAATCGAAGTTGGATTCGTCTTTTTCGTTCATTGCTGGCATAACAATGAATCTGTTCCTGTCGGAATCGCCGTAGTTTTGCTCTAATCGTCCGATAACATCATGGACAGACCAGCGTGTAGCAATATGCAGTTCCTTGCACTTGTTGCCGATTTTTCGCTGTCTAAGGTCAGTGGTGTAAGTTTCCCACAGCTTGTCAAGGCGGGGTTTAGAAAGTGCCACTTCGATACCGGACACTAGGTCATCGCAGTAGAGAAGCGTAGATGCACGGTACAAACCAGCATTGCCGGTACCAATAGACGTAAATTCCAGCGTTTCAAAGCGCTTTCTCTTGCCCAAGTCGATGCGGCAGTCCTTTGCGTTTGTGTTCGACACGGTAACGTCTGGGAAAACATCGTTCCACAGGTACTCTCCGTCCTTGTCGAATATGCGCAAGCACTCGTCATAAACGCCACGCACAAAGCTGTTCGAGTGAGAGCCTGTGAGCATCGGTTCGTCAGGGTTTCTTCCGGCAAGCCATGTCAGATAGAAAATAGCTAAAGCCGTCTTACCACAGCCGGGTGGCATCGAGATTGCCAGCAAGTCCAATCTGTCATCTGCAAGGTCTTGCAGAGCGTTCGCAACGGTCTTTAGCACCTTTCTTCTCGGCTGATAGAACTTCTTTTCCGGCGCACGGTTCCATTCAAGGTAGATGCAATAGCTGTCGAACACATCTTTAGCTTCAAACAGGTACGTCCGGCCGATAATGTCATAGACCTTTGCCACGTCCTCGCCTGTTTTCATCTTGCCCATCATGGCTGCGCAGACGGAGCGCAACTCACCAGAGTATTTGTAGGCATCGAACCGCTTGTCATGCGGCAGGGCATCTCTCAGGTTCACAACCGCCTGAAACCAGTCCTCATAGACCTGTGCTTCGGTCGGATTTTGCTTTGCATACGCTTTGATACTGTCGATGATAGCGATACACTGCTTTGGCTGCATAAAAAAATAGGCACCCCCTACCTGAAAATGTAAAGAGTGCCTACAACTGCACAAAAATCAAATATTCGGTTTTATTCTAGGTTGCGAACAACATCAACTGAAAACTCCAGCTAGCACAATGCTAATCAGCCCTGCAACAACGCTGGTCAGAACGCCGCAAGCAAATCCTATCCCACGTTCTTTCCACTGTTCAATCTTTTCCAGCTTGTGGATTTTCTTATAGTTCCTTGCACGTTCCAACAGCCAGAATGCTGTGTGCTGCGTATCGCCCCAGCGTATCAGACCATCGTTGGCAAGGGATTCAAGAACGAACTGTGCCGTAAAGTCCAATTTGTCCTGCAAGGCTTTTACAGAATAGAATCCATTCGGAAGGTCAGGCTCATAGGTGTTCAGCGTGTCGATCAGGCGTTTCATGTTGTCACTAAGTATCACAGAACGCACCTCGCAACCACAACTACGATGAAGAACCCGGTAAGCAGTCCAACGACCGCTCCTGCAAGCCAGTCATACGAGTTTCTGTTGTTCCACTTATCCATAGGTTTTTACTCCTTTCACCTGTTCTGTTCAGCAATCCGATACCATGTCTGGCGGGTCACGCCAAGCTGCTTGGCAGCATCCGTGACCGTGAGAATGCGCTTCTCCACCTGCTCATGGAGAACGTCAAAAAGGTTGCGGTCATACTCGGTGGGTTTGCGGCCTTCCCTGTAATCGGGGCGCTGACTGGCAATCTTCTTGCCCTCTCTTGTGCGTTCTACAATCATGTCACGCTCAAACTCTGCAAAGGCAAGCATAACAGTTCGGATGACCTTTCCAGTAGGGGAGTTGTTCATAACCCCCATGTTCAGGATGTTCACTGAAACGCCCTTATCAATGAACTGGTCTATCAGTTCAAGGCCATTCTTAGCGGAACGGGCAATACGGTCAAGTTTCGCCACAATCAGCGTATCTCCCGGCTGGATTTCATCCATTAGCTTATCCAATTCAGGCCGATGCAGCTTCGTGCCGGTGTAAACATCTGAAAAGATTTTCTGTGCGCCGTTAGCTTTCAGAAGTTCCGACTGGGCTTCAAGACTATTGCCGTCAATCGCCTGACCGGCGGAACTGACACGAGCGTAACCGTAAATCATTCTGGTTCACCGTCCTTTTCCTCTACTACTTCATAGCAGCCAGCACGAGTAAGTTTCCCATTTGCAGGTTCTACGACCAGTCTGTACCCAAAAACCTCAAGAATTTGAACCATTGTGGATAATTTCATATCATCAGCGAGGACACGAGAAGATGCGCTGGAAATGGTTTTGTAGTCAAGCTTTTCTCGGAGATATTCGTATGTTTTATGCTGATTCTTCATTATGTCACGAAGAATTTCGCTTGAGTTCACCTTGTTATTCGTTGCAGCCATTTTTTCGTTCCTCTCTTTCTTTAATGCTAGTATACGCTTTCTAGCGTAAATTGTCAAGAGTTTTCTCAATTTTACTATCACCAAGTCCAGATATTTCTGAGGTCTCACTTATGTGACCGAATTATATTTACAGAATGTATATATTTTATAAAAAGAGCGATAATTCGTAATGTGAAAAATCTGTTTGTAAACTTATTTATTTACATTCTGGGAGCGAACCGCTATCAAATATCACACATCTGTGACACAAATTCAGATATATCTGATGCAAATTATACAAATTGGGCTGTTGACAACTATATACCAAGCGTCTATAATCTAAGACAGCAGAACACGCGATGAATCAGCCAACTACGGTAGATTTATCCTTTGTGGCATAAAAAAATAGGCCGTCAGCATACCGACCAAAGTAGCACTGACGACCTATTCCACCACAAAACAGAAGCTGCGCAACCAAGGGCGCAGTCTCGGTTTCTGTCAATTATTATAGCAGAAGCAGACCACTTCTGCAATAGAAAGGAGCAAAAAACATGAACTTTCCCACGACAACCGAAGAATTTCTGAAAACGCTCGCACACGGCAAAGAGCCGACCAGCGAGGACAGGGAGTACGCAGAAGCGCTGGGTAAGCTGTCCGAACTGAACTACCGGGCAGGGTACGAAGCGGGAGCAGCCAAAAATAAGGGCTAAGTTTTGTGCAAAACGTAGAAAGTGGTTTGTCAAGATGAACGAACACTAAATGTAGTGTTTCGTAGGTCTATTTCCGCTTGACTTTACTACATTTTGCGATTACACTTAATGCACCTCAAAGAAAGGAGATAAGAACATGGCAAGAAGCCCCTACATCGAAGCATACCGCCATCAGGTAGCCGTTGGTTTCACTGATCGTCAGTATGAACTGCTGGTGGATCACTGCAAGAAGTGCCGCGTATCGCTGTCACAGGCCGTCCGCGATGCCTACCTTGAGAAGTACCCCATGCCCGATGAAGAAAAAGAATAAGACGCCCGCTAAAGTTTGGCGACCACAGCGAACGTCTTATGAAACACTCAGAGAGTATAGACCCTCTTTGGGTTATTATACCAGAGATGGCCTATTCTCGCAAGATAGAAAGGCTAAATTTCTATGAATAATAATCTTGAAACCATCCGAATCTTCTCCGAAGATGTTATCCCTGTGTACGACACCGACACCGGTGAAAAGGTTGTGCTTGGTCGGGAACTGCACGAGCGGCTCAAAATCAAGACCGCATACAAAGACTGGTTTCCTCGTATGTGCGAGTATGGTTTTGTTGACGGAAAAGACTATGGCTCATTTTTGAGCAATAGGTCTGATGGGCTTGCTGGAAAGCCCAGAACCGACCATATTATCACTCTGGACATGGCAAAGCACATTGCAATGATTCAGCGGACGCCAGAGGGCATGGAGATTCGCCAGAAGCTGATCGACCTTGAGAAGAACGCGGCAGCCAACCAGTTCGCAGGGCTTTCTAAGGAACTGCAAGCAATCCTTGTGATTGACCAGCGTACCGTGAAGCAAGAGCAGCGCATTTCTGCTCTTGAGAACACTATGACCATCGACTACAACCAGCAGCGTGTGTTGAAGCGTGTCGTGAACACGGTGGTCATCAACGCTCTTGGCGGTATGGACAGCCCGGCCTACAAGAGCCGCAGCGTCTCTCAGAAGCTGTTTATGGAATGCAACCGGGACATTCAGGACTGGTTCAACGTGAACAGTCGAAACAACGTGCCAAAGAAGCGGTTCGATGAAGCTGTCGAGTACATCAAGAAGTGGAGACCGTGCGCAAACTCTGTTATGTTGGTTCAGGTCACGAACGGCCAGACCCAGATGCCCATGTGAAAGGAGAACAACTATGCTTACCGCAGATAAGATTCAGGATATGGGGGAATACCTCAACTACGCTTTCGAGACCATGCTAAAACTCTGGCGCACCGTTGACTACGGCGAGTGCGTCCACGAGCCTGTTATCGCTTGTGACGGAAAGGTTGTCGATAGCGGTCAGATTTCCTTTGAACCGGACGAAAACGGCGAGATCGAGCCGGTTCTGCTCCGGGACAACAAGTGCATCATGCATGATGTGAAGTATTGGATGCCCTTGCCAAATGTTGAGTACCATCCTTATCACGATGAAATTGTGAAGTAAACATTTTACAAGAAAAGCCAGTGGTTAGAGAACATCTAGCCGCTGGCTTTTTGTGTTATAGGTCAATAACAGGCTTTTCGGATTTTTCTATACCAAGAACCAAATTTCCACTAATTTTAATCCACTCACCGTCTTTACAGTTCACATTGATAAGCTGACTATATTCATAATCGTACTGAACGCCAACGTGTTCAAAATATGTACAAGCGCCAAGCGTTGTGTTTCCTTCTTCTTTATACTTTTGGAATAAACCAGCACCGAACACCCATTTAAAATTGTACACTCCAACAGGTATATCCTTGCCAACAACATAATCGCCAGCAGGGATTTGGTTCTTTTGCAGCTTCAAAGGAACTTCATTATCACGAATTTTCCTTTGTCGTTGTTCTGGCTCGGTTTGCTCTTCTTCCATATCAGCTTCTATTGATTGTTTTGTTTCAGGGTCTTTACCTATCATTCCAGCAAGCGTATCCCTGTCCCACAGTTCAACATTTAATGTTTTAGCCAGCGTTTGCGCATTTGGAGTAAAATAAACATTTGTGAACACAACAGCTTTATCCGCTTCATATTTCTTTGCGCCAGCGTAAATCTCTTGAATCGGCTTCAACCCCAAGTTTGAACTGTACCGTTTGCATTGAAACGCCCATTTCTGGTTATCTTTATTCGCGGTTATATCAACTCCGTAGTCTCCGCTCGCTTTTGTGACATTAACATTTTTGAACCCGTTTTTTCTGAGAACTTTTGCGATAAAATACTCAAATCGGTGACCTTCCATATCGTCAATTTTAGAGAAATCAATATCTACAAGCGTATCTTCACTACTTCGTTTTGATAGAACCACTATCAAATAAAAAAATATAACGATTGCAACAATGGCTATCATACAACAAGTCTCCAGCATTCATAAAAGCCAGTGGCTTTTCGGCTACTGGCTTTTAATTTTTACTTCTGCTCTTCTTCCTCGTCACAGTAGTTTGTGTCGGTGCGCACAAAGTGCATTTTCTTCGTTGTGCCTAAAGCAGATGCCTTGTAAGTAATTTCACCATTTTCATAAGTGAACTTCTTTGTGTCGTCACCAGAAGCAAGTAACGCGGACCCAGTTTTTTCCTTATCGTTTTCAGAATTCCATGTGTAAGGCTCTGCATTATCAGTAGGCGCTATATAAGAGCCAGCCCAATACAGAGATTTTGTATCGCCACCATCAGATACCCAGTAGATGACAATCTCACCATCCTTGATATAACCAGCCTGATAACTGTCGCCCTTGTCTTTTTCTTCCCAGTTGCCAGTAAGGTCAAGAGACTTCGCAGGAGCCGCAGCGCCCATCAAGAACAAACAAGCCAGAGTGGCTATCAAAACCGTAGCAACAATTCGCTTTCTCATTTTTTGATTCTTCCTTTCTTTGGCGTATTGCCTTTAGCTGATTATAGCACAATCTAGGCTCCGAAAGGGGCCTTTTTTTATTTTTTGGAATTTTTGGATACTTGCACAATCAGATGGGTTTCGTTTTGTGAAGACGGGGTGGGTGTTGGCGAGATGGGCACCAAAAAACGCCTTTTTCTTTGAAAAATTTTATCGCGGGCATGACCCACCCCACCCCCGGTGCTCCCTGTATACCCCGCCGGTGGAGGGCGGGCAGTGTGTCCGAAACTGTGCAAAAGCGGACAAGCCAAAACTTAAAAAATAAATACGCAAAAAAACGTAAATACCTATTGACATTTACGCAAGAAAGCGTATAATATAATCAGACGCAAGAAAGCGTAACGCCTATCAAACACCACCACAAAACAGGAGGACAAAAACCATGAAAAAGACCATTGATTATACCGCACTTGCAGATACCATCCGCGCAGAGCTCAACGCCCGCCACGATCGCAGCGCGTGGGATAAGGCCGTTACGTTGTACGCTCTCGATCTGCTGGAGGATGTGCAGTGGCGTGCCAACGACGTGGAGCGCCTGCCCCTTGACGGCGCGGAGCTTGAGCAGTGGGCGCTAAACGGTGCAAATAACTGGCATGGATTTATAAATGCATCCGTTTTCTGCGTCTTTTACTGGGGTTCCGTGCGAATATGAATAGTCTTTTGGCGTATATCCGTTTCTTATCGCTTCTTTTATCCTCTTTTGCACATATTGATTTCCTTTTGTTTCATGCCAAATTTTTATCGAACCTCTTGGGATTCCAGACTCTTTTGCCCAATCGCTACAAGATTTTGTTACGCCATCAACTGTAATTAAAATTGTCACGCGTCTATTGTTTACATTGTCTTGCCGTGTAGCCCATCCGTTCTCACGCATCCATGCGAACAAGCGGTTTTGACCCATCTGGATGCCGTTCTGCGACAGCAGCTTTGCCATTTCACCAACAAGAATGCTTTGGC